CAACCGCCGAGCGAAGATCCGGCAGACTGGCGCTGGGAAACTTGGCGAAGCGATGGGCGGTATATGGTCGGGAAGGAAAGCGTTTTTGATTTAATGGAGGTGCAAGATGGCGAATGACAGCGAAGAAATACAGGTCTGGTACGTTAGCCCGGACAAAGAGGGGGAGAACAACGAGATTGTGTTTGACAATCGAGACGAAGCCGAAGGTTACGCCGAGAATGTTTTGAGCAATCGTTTCGACAACCTAGGCGACGACTTTGGAGAAACAATAACCATTCGGCGCGGAAAGATGCTACGCAGCAAATACGAAAGCTTGGAGGATTGCTAGATGAGTGGAGTTAAATGGCAGATCGGGCCGGTTAAACTGGCTAATGGATCGGAGGCAGAAATCACTCGCATCAACGAAGGCCAAGAGGACTTTTGTTACGTTGGCCATGTGGTGATTGGAGCAACATGGCATCCCGCCCGATTATGCGAGAGCCTATACACCCATCGTCGATCAACGCCAAAATGATTGTCGAAGGTCACGCAAAGGAAAGGTATTGGTAAATGACAAACGAGCAGATACTAGCGACCGTTCAAAACGAATTGGAGTTGGCCCGAAAGGCACTCGGCGAAATGATTGCCGATGGCGAATTTTGGGACGAGCAACGGCGAAACGAAAAGACCCAGTACGCTTGCGGACGGGTCGATGGGCTTGCGGCGTTGGAGCGGAAGGTAAGAAACCTAATCGAGAAGGAAAGCCCATGAACCCCTACGAACCCCCTGACGCCGACGAAAGCCAACTCGACCGGATCGAGCGGAAGATTGACAAGCTAAATGGCGAGTTCTTGACCGTCTTGATTCTCGGGGCGGGCTTTGGGGCGGCGGTGCTGATTTTGCTCGAAGTGCTTCGGGTCAATGGGTTTAAGTTTTAAGTTTCAATTCTTTGGAGGTGGATGATGAAATACGATGAGTTTATTCGGGACAAAGCCCAGTTTCGCGGCGGTCGCGGGATTGCTGCGGGTGATTTGCCGAAGTTCCTTTTTGACTTTCAGGAGTACCTAGTTCGATACGCTCTGGAGCGGGGTCGATCGGCTATTTTTGCCGATTGCGGAATGGGTAAAACAGCAATGGAGTTAGCCTGGGGCGATGCGATCGTAAGGCATACGAACAGGCCAATCTTGCTTGCTACGCCGATTGCGGTAGGGGCTCAAATGATCCTTGAGGCTGAGAAATTCGGCATACAAGCAAAGCGATCCAGGGACGGCAAAATCGATGATACTGCTTGCATCTGGATCACTAACTACGAGCAGTTGCATAAGTTCGATCCGTCAATGTTTGCTGGTTTCATTGGAGATGAATCCAGTTGCATAAAGGACGCAAAGAGCGAACGAAAGCAAACGGTAGTTGAATTTTCAAGGTCGATGGAGTATCGATTGCTATGCACAGCAACGGCCGCGCCAAACGACTTCTTCGAGCTTGGTACATCTAGCGAAACGCTCGGCTACCTTGGTTTTCGCGACATGATAACTACGTTCTTCAAGCAGGAAACGTCGAAGGATCATAAGGGGTGGGGTCGAACAAAATACCGTTTTAGGGGCCATGCCCAAGAGCCGTTTTGGGCTTGGGTTTGCTCTTGGGCTAGATCGCTTCGGAGGCCAAGCGACCTGGGGTTTGATGATACTCGATTCATCCTGCCGCCTCTGGTCGAAACGGAGCATATCGTAGCAACGGCCAAGACTCGGGCCGGAATGCTCTTTGCAACGGCTGGACGCGACTTGCAAGAGGAACGAGAAGAGAGACGCAACAGCATTGAGGAACGCTGCGAGATGGCCGCTAAGGTGGCTCACGATTGCGACGGGTCTACGGTTCTATGGTGCGAACTGAATGAGGAGGGCCAGCGGCTATCGAAGATCATTGAGGGATCGAAGGAGATTAAAGGCTCGATGCCCGACGAGCTAAAAGAGGAATACCTAACGGCGTTTTCCTCGGGGCAGATTAAGCGGCTTATCATTAAGCCTAAGATTGGAGCCTGGGGGTTGAACTGGCAGCATTGCAGCAACGTAGTTAGCTTTCCGAGCCACAGCTACGAGCAATACTATCAGGCTATCCGAAGGTGCTACCGATTCGGGCAGACCAAGCCGGTTAATGTTTCGCTTATCGTCGGAGAAGGCGAAGCGGGCATCCTGAAAAACATACGGCGTAAAGCCGATCAGACCGATCACATGTTCCGTAGTATCGTGGCTCACATGAAAGACGCGATGCATTTAGTTAGTTCCGATTTCTTTCCTGAGGAGGAGAAGGTTCCGTCATGGCTATGAAGATTATTCCGATGAGCGTAGAGCATTTTATTTCCCTGCCGGATAACCCTAGGCAGCGCGACACAGTAAGGCACGCAGCAAAAGCGATGAAGGGGCATTTGCGATTCCCTTCGGACACTCAAAGCGTGGTTGCTATCGCTTGCATCAATGGGATGCCAGTATGCAAGCTAGACGGGCACACTAGGGCCTACCTATGGGCCAACGGCGAGCTTGAGGTCGTTAATCAGACGCTAACGGTTCAAGCCTACGAGGTTTCCTCGATGGCTGAGGCTTGCGAACTTTACACGCACTTCGATAGTTCGATGGCTGTCGAGGGTAGCGTGGACAAGCTATCTGGGGCCTGTCGAGAATCTGGGCTGGTTCTTACCAGCCCCTTGCTTTCAGATTGCAAGTGGAACACTGCCCTGAAGTGCGCCCACACGCTCAAGGGCGGCAACGGAAGCAACGAGTATTTCGTGGTTCCTCTTTGGGCTCCGGCTATTGCCGAGGTCGACTCGTGGAAGCTACCGAAAAACAAGTTCAAAGGCTCCGGGCTTATCGCGCTTATGTTTATCATTGCGGGATCGCCGGATGTTCAGCGTGACGCAGCGATGGAGTTTTTCACCAAGTATCAAAAAGGCGAAGGGATAAAATCAGGCACTCGGCGCGACGGCGTTCAGGCTCTTGACGAGCACATGCTCGACCGTAGGGCTAAAGGCCTAATGACAGGATACGAAAACATTTTCGACATGATATGCAAGGGCTACTCTTGCTTTCGGTCATGGTGTAAAAACGAAATGATCGTCAATGTCAGATCGTCTCGCGAACTCGTGACAGTTTTTCACAGTCGCACAAAAAACAATCTTGAAACCATTCTCAACAAAAAGAAGGCTAACTAACATGGCTTGCCTAGATCAATCAATCACAGACAGATACGCGATTTATAACGGCGATTCTTCCGAGGTGTTCGAGAAGTTACCGAAAGAGTCGATACACCTTTCGGTTTACTCCCCACCCTTCGCGACGGAAAACGGCGGTTGTCTTTACAACTACTCAAGCAGCGTTAGGGATCTTTCCAACGCTCGCAGCTACTCGGAATTCTTCGATCACTACGAGTACATCGTTAGTCACATCGCAAGAGCAACGCTACCGGGTCGGATTACGGCGGTTCATTGCATGGATGTACCTAAGCAGGGATCGAATTGCGGCGGCTTTACGGATTTCCCAGGTGACATTATTCGGCTCCACGAAAAGCTAGGCTTTGAAATGATGCCGAGGATTTGCATCTGGAAAGAGCCCCTGGCGGTGCGACTGCGAACAATGTCGAAGGCTCTTGCTCATCGGCAGATTTGCGAGGACTCGACGCTGACCAACATTGCAGCGGGCGACTACTTAATTCCGTTTCGGAAAAAAGGCGTCAACCCGATTCCGGTCACGCACGAAATAGGCTTGCTGGAATACTACGGCGAACGCGAAGTCCCAAGCGAACTGCACAAGTTCAAAGGGTGGAAGGGCAAGCAGACCGAAAATCGTTTCTCTCATTGGATATGGAGGAATTACGCATCATGCTTTTGGGATGATATTCGCCTGTCAAATGTCCTGCCCTACGAGGAATCAAAGGATGAAGGCGATGAACGGCATCAGCACCCCTTGCAGCTTGACGTAATTCAACGGGCGGTCGAGCTATGGAGTAATCCCGGCGAGGTTGTCGCTACGCCGTTTATGGGCGTAGGCTCTGAGGTTTACGGGGCGGTTAAGCTAGGCAGAAAGGGCATCGGGTGCGAACTCAAGCCGAGTTACTACAGGCAAGCCGTCAAGAATCTTGAGGCTCTTTCGATCGAGAGGCCAAGCGAAAATCAAGATATGCTTTTCGCGCTGGACGAACTCGATGACTAACCCCAATGAGGCTGGTCCCCCTCGGCAAAGGTGCTTGCTATCTACCTAGCAAGAATCCCGCTGAACGGACTGGTGCGCGGTACGTGCCGGGTTTAATCGGCCCAAACGACCGTCGGTAAGTGGCGTTGAAACTTCCGCCGTTTGCCCCAGGGTCGTCCGTTCTAACGGGCGGGCGGCTCTTTTATGCTCCGTGTGGGGCGGTTGTTTGGTGGTTTAATTGGAGCGAATGAAATGTGCGATTTGTGCGACGAAGACCAAAAGGTTAGGGATTCTGCGATGAAGTCGGCAAAGCTGCTTGCTGACGATCTAAGGCGGCTAGCTTGTCATTACGACGCTGTAGCAAGCGGGCGAATTAAGCCTCATACCGTCGAGGCAGCTAAGCCCGAGTCTCTTGCTTACAGTGTTATTCGGGTGCTAGTTCGGCGATGGGTTTAGGAGCGGTTTTAACTTGAAAGGAAACAAAATGGCAGAATCGAAATTTACTTCAGGGCCGTGGGTGGCCGAACACGCAAAGGCGTTTGGCAACACCTACAGGATTAGGGCAGGCAGCCTTGTTTTGTGCGCGGTAGTAAGCAGAGAGTTAACAGGCAGCGAGCTTGACCTAGAAGAAGCCAAGGCCAACGCCGAACTTATGGCCGACGCTCCAAGGATGTTGGGATTACTGAGGATGATTCACAATCTAGGAATTCCTCTTGAGCATGGCGAAAAAGCGAAAAAGGCTAGAGTTGTATTCTGGGCAACCAAAGACCTGCTCGAAAAACACGGCGGCTAGGTTGTTCGGTGGTTTTAACTGAGGGTGAAATGATGAAGAAGGTTAAATTTGAGTTTTCGTTTTGTGACAGCAGGGATTTGCCTGGTATGGCGTTTTACACGTATCTTAAAAAGAAGCTCGATTTTGTTCCGTTTGTCGGAATGACGGTATGGTTTAGCCATTGGGATTTAGACTTTCACCTAGAGGTTTCTAGTGTTACATGGGACATCAAAACAAACGTGTTCGACGTAACTCTGAGGGATCACGAAGGGGCTTTAGATTTTCAAGAATGGGACGCTATGGAGCCGTTTTTTCTTGAGCAAGGATGGAAGGTTGTGTTTTACGCAGGAAGACCCGAAAGCGACAGCCAACCTCAAGAGGAGGGCGGCCAATGAACAAGCCAATCTATCATGACCGGTACATAGCGACCGAAGGCGGCGATATCATCAACGCGGCGACTGGTAAGGTCTTGCGCGGCGGCAGGAACAGCAAGGGCTACTTGACCGTATCGCTTTACGATGGATCAAGCCCGAAGAGACCAAAGAGCTTTTTAGTTCACAGGCTAATCGCAGAGGCTTTCCTTGGTCCGAGCGATTTGCAGATCAATCACAAAGACGGCAATAAGCAGAACAACCGCATCGAGAATCTTGAATGGGTGACGGTTCAGCAAAACGTCGATCACTGTAGGCACGTACTAGGCAAGGATGGATGCGGCGAACGCAGCCCGAGGTGCAAGATACCATCGGCCACAGTCGAGCTAATCAGACGCAAAGACAGGACAGCGCAATCATGGGCTGACGAGCTTAAATGCAACGTCGAGTACATCTATTCGATTCGTGCCGGGAGGTACAGGAAAAATGGCTAAACAGCGTATTCCCAAGGATTCAACAATGTCTAAAATGATTGCGTCAGGTTGCAAGCCCGACGAAAAAGAAACAATTCCCCCGACGGTATCTTTTGGTGCGTACTCGCGCCAGGGCTTGCAACCGTATGCCGTCGGGGGGTTTTTCAACACAGGTTCCAATCATGGCTAGAATCAGGACGATCAAGCCTGAGTTTCCTCAGAGCGAAAGCATGGGCAGGGTGAGCCGCGAAGCTAGGCTTTGCTTCATCCTGCTTTGGACCATTGCGGACGATTCGGGGAGGCTTCGAGGAAATTCGCGAATGCTCGCGAGTCTTCTTTTCCCGTATGACATCGACGCGGGAAAGAAGATCGACGGTTGGCTAGACGAACTGGAATCAGAAAAATGTATACTGCGGTATCAGTCCGAGAGTAAGGATAGCTACCTTGCCATTCTCAACTGGCACAACCACCAAAAGATCGATAAACCCAGCAAATCCAAGATACCCGAGCCGGATTCGAGAGTATTCGCGAACATTCGCGAGGATTCGAGAGGGCTCGACGAACCCCCGCGAACTGTCGTCGGGGGATCTAAGGATCAAGGAGAGGACCAAGGAGGGGACCAAGGACCACCTATTTGCACCGAGCCACAAGGTGACTCGATGCAGCTGGCCGATCACGGTTTCACCCTCTCGAACGGAAACCTATGGAGGCCCACAGTAGCCAAGATCCACGAGTGGCAAGCGACCTTCCCGATAATGGACCTGGATGCCCAATTGCGACTTGCGGGCCAGTGGCTCAAAGACAACCCGGCCAAACGCAAAACCGAAAAGGGGATGCATCGATTCCTCTTCGCTTGGCTCGAACGGGCGCAGAACTCGAACAAGGCCCTGCCATTGTTTCAACCGAACCAAGCCCCTAAGCGACCTGACCCCTACGCGAATTGCCCGAGGTACTCATGAGCATCGATAAGCAAATCGAAATGACCCTCCGCGATGAGGAATTCTTGGTTGGCGGCTTGCTAGTCAAGCCGGCTTCGATCTACGAGGCTTGCGAAGTCGTCACAGCAAGGGACTTTTTTTCCGATGGCTTCGGCAAAGTCTTTTCGGCAATCCAGGTTTTAAGCTCGATGGGAGTACCGCTAGAGCTTGCAAATATTTGCCAGGAGTTGCAGAAGGTTAAAGCCGTCGACGCGATTGGAGGCCCTGCCAAGTTCGCTGAAATGATCCGTACAGCGGTTCCGCACCATGTCCGATATTACGCCGAAGAGGTGGCGAAATGGTCCAGGCGGCGAAAGCTGGCGGTAATGATCGACGATTTTGCTCAGGAGATCCGAACCGATGTTAGCTTCGACCCGGACAGGATCGCGGATGAAATGTCCTCAGCGGCTTTGATTGTTGGCGATATGGGCAGCGACAGTCAAAAGGATTGCGAACAAATCGTATTCGCCAAGATCGAGAAACTAGAGGCTCTTCGCAAGGCTGGTAAATCGCCAGTGCTTAAAACTGGAATACCGGCTTTCGATGCGATGCTCATGGGCGGGATGCCTAACGGATACATAACCATCGGGGCGCGGCCGTCGATCGGTAAATCGGCTCTTGGGATGGAGATAGCCCTGCGGGTGGCTCAGGTTGAAAAAGTGCCGACGCTATTTGTTTCGGTTGAAATGACACTAGATGATTGCGGGTCAAGGCTGACGCTACGTGACACTTCCGCCACGATGCAAGATCTAAACTACCTGAGTTTCACGGATACTCAATTAAATGAAATGATGGGGACGCTCTATGCTTTTAAGGGCGTACCGTGCGAGGTCTGGCACTGCCCAGGGGCGTCGATAGCACGGATCGAAAGCCGGATCCGTACCGACATGGCAAAGCGCGGGACCAAGCTTGTGGTTATCGACTACATTCAACTTATCAAGGCTCAAAAGGGAATGCACGAAAAGCGAGTGCAAGTATCCTACGTTTCAAATGAGATATTCCGAATGAGCAAGGCTTACGATATTTCAATCGTATCGCTAGCTCAAGTTGGCAGAGCATCCGAGGGGCAAATGCCGACGCTAGCAGATTTAAAGGACACAGGTTCTATCGAGGAAGACTCGGACGTTGTTCTGTTTCTTCATAGAGAGGACAGGGGCAGCGAATCAATGACCTGCCAAGTCGGGAAATTTCGTAACGGTCGAATCGCAGCGTGTGATTTGAAAATGTTGCGGGGTAAGGTTGTGGGAATGGAAGAGCGTAACGGCAACTTTAACGATTTCTAGAAAGGTTTTGAAATGAGCAAACAGCAAATGGAAGACAGGGAACAATTTAGGCGGTACGCAGAGGCGGCGTTAAGCGGTTGCTCGGTCGACAATCCAGATGTTAGTTTCGAGGACTTAGCGCGAGTGGCTTTCGAGCAAGCAATAGCTATGATGCTACAGGAAAACATTGCTTTCGAGCATTATCAAATCAAAGCCGCTCAAGCTATCGTCGACAATGAGCGAATTAAGCATGACGGAAAGTGACGACGAAAAGACCCGCAAACTCCAGGACAAAGTGTACTGGTTGGAATTGCGGGTAAAACTACTACAGGAACGAAACAAGGAGCTTAGGCAATGGATCACAAAACTGACGAACAAGAACCATCCGGCACGAAGGGCGGGCAAGTGCAAGTAGGCGATACCGTTTGGGTTAAAGCCAAGGTGGCCGAAGTCGACAATGTTAGCGCGAGGCTGACAACGGAAGTTTACGGCCAAAGTTTTTGGGCGGCGAACAAAGAGTTTTCAAAAACAGGAATCGAGGTGCAAGGTGAGTGAGTTCAAAATTGGCGATAAGGTTTGGGTATTGTGCGAGGTGGCTACGGTCTACAATTACCAAAGCCTTTACATAGACATCAGGCACGATGGCGCGGTGTTTGAGGCAAAGCGAAGCGACTGCCGGCCCGTCGAGCCAGACCATGATGATCATCCCGTCGAATTCAAGGTCGGCGACAGGGTTGTGTCGTGGTCTGGGCGTCAAGGCGTTGTCGAGGCAATCAACGAAATCGAAGGATTTCCGATAACCGTAAGGCACTCGATGCGTGAGCAAGTGTCGTACAAGCTCGGCGGCGTCAAGCATGATCATCGACCCGTCGAGCCGGCCAACTGTCCGGATCTTTCTGCTATGGGCGTCGAGGTTGTTTCGGGCCTGGGTAGCCAAGGCGTTAAACCGCCAACCAAAGAGCCGACCCCAGCGCAGAAGCTGGCCGAGCGAACCATGAAGGCGATTTGGGCGGCGAATCATGCGGTGAACGGAACGCCAGTTGTCGAGGCTAACACAAAAACCGCAAACGATCAGTTGCGTCAGTCGCTTATGGACTACCCGTTCGGGGAACCAACCAACTGTCCGGAAATTCCAGATAGTTCGAGCGACCCAATTAACCCTTCGCACTACAAGCAGGGCGGCATCGAGTGCATTGAGGCGATGAAAGTGGCTTTAGGTGGCGGCTTTTCCGGCTACCTTCGCGGTAACACGATAAAGTACCTTTGGCGGTACGACAAGAAAAACGGCGTTGAAGATCTGAAAAAGGCTCGATGGTATTTGGATC